CGGCAATCGGTGGAGGCGCACCCGTAGCTCTCGGGGCGCTCTATGTAGACCACATCGACATGAACTCCGTACTGCAGGCCATTGACGCTGCGAGCGCACACATCCCAGGCATCTACGGCCCCCCCGTACTCATCGAATGTCCACCGGCCTGACTCTGTTCTAGACTAGGAGAACCATGAACTTAAAGACCGAGCAAGTAGCAGTAGGCAAACTAACGCCTCACCCTCAGAACGTACGTCAGGGCGATATAGGCGCTATCAGTATGAGCCTAGAGATGCATGGGCAGTACCGGCCCATCGTGGCGCAAAAGTCCACCGGCTATATCCTCGCTGGGAATCATACCTATAAGGCTGCCCTAGTTCTTGACTGGAAAGACATCGCCGTCACCTACGTTGATGTAGATGATGACCAAGCACTCCGTATCTTGCTGGTGGACAACCGAGTCAATGACATGGCCTCGTATGACCGTTACGCATTAACCGAACTCCTAGAAGTCTTAGCCCATAGCGATGCCAACCTAGAGGGAACCGGCTTTGACGTTAATGACCTTGACAGTTTCCTAAGCGACCTTGACAAAGCGGATAAGCCATTAACCGAGTTCGTTGAGGTAGATGACAAAATCCCTACCGCTCACTCTTGCCCTAAGTGCGGTTACGAGTGGAGCGGTTCGAGTTCTAAGTAATGACTAACGTTCGGTTGATTCTTCGCAACGAAGTTCGTAAGGCAACAGATCCAGTAGCAGTCGCAACGTCAGGAGGAATAGATTCATCAGCTTTAGTTGTTTCGTTACTTGACGAAGGCTTAAAGCCGGTCGTAACGTCCTTTACGCTTGACAATAAAGATTCAACAGATTTTTTATCAGCAACTCGACTTGCTAAAAAGTTTGACCTTGAGTTTCTACCTATACGTTTATCAACAAACGCTTACAAAATTGCGCAGGACGTAATACGTTTAGTTAGAGACTACGGGGTGCGAAAGAAAACCGGTATTGAGTGTCTGGTTCCGTTTCTTAAAATGCTTGACGTTTTGCAAAGCGAAGGAATACAAACGCTCGTTGTAGGTTCGGCGGCAGACGGTCATTTTGGATTATCAAAGAAAGCTATGATTCACTTTCGTGAACCGGTTGAAACGTTTCAAAACTTCCGTCAAGATTATTTTGAGCAAGTCGATCCGGCTCAAACGAGTACGCTTGCTCGAATAGGTAACGATTACGGTGTTGTTGTTTTAGCTCCATATTTATCGCAAGAACTTTTTAATCTCTTCTCCTCTTCAACGTGGAACGATTTGAATAAACCCCGACAAAAGGAGGTCATCCGCCGAGAGTTTCCGGAGCTCGACTCTTTGCGGATTAAAAATCACTCGAACTTACAGCTTGGAGACTCCGGCATTGCGGAAACGATTGGAAACGCTATTCAAAGCATTTACGCTCCAAACGCTAAATCACCGGTTACGGCGTACAATAAGTTAGCAAAACTCTATGGATAAAGTTATTTACCAAGTTCCTTCTATGGGAGAAGTAGCAAAAGTTAAGGGAACTAACGGCCTAAAGATAGTTTCTACCTTCTCGGGCTGTGGCGGATCTTGCCTCGGTTTTGAGATGGCTGGCTATGAAGTCCTCTACGCCAACGAGTTTATTGACGAGGCCCGAACCACCTACGAGTGCAACCACCCTGGCGTACACGTTGATGGGCGAGACATACGGCTCGTTACGGCTGCGGAGATACGCAAAATAATCGGGGATATAGAACTGGACGTTTTAGAAGGCTCGCCCCCCTGCTCCTCCTTCTCGCTAGCCGGTAAGAGAGATAAGCACTGGGGTTCCGTAAAGAGTTACTCAGACAAGGAGCAGCGCTCAGATGACCTGTTTTTTGAGTTTGCACGGCTGCTTAAGGATCTACAACCAAAAGCGTTTGTAGCCGAGAACGTTAAAGGGCTTGTAATAGGTAAGGCCAAGGGATACTTTAAGTGGATTCTCTCCGAGCTTAAGAGCGCCGGTTACCAGGTTGAGGCCCGTATCCTCGATGCTTCGTACTTGGGAGTACCGCAGAGCCGGCCCCGAGTTATCTTCATAGGGTTTCGTAATGACTTAGGGATTGCCCCAGTCTTCCCTACTCCCTCTACCGGCAGGCGTATCTCTATCAGGGATGCTATTAACTGCTGGCCTAACGATGAAGAGAACTTCATTGACGAGGAGACCGGTGAAGATATATCTCTAGGTAAGGCAGTCGCTGCTCAATGGGATCTAATACGCCCAGGTGAGTCATCGGACAAATACTTCCAACTTGTACGCCCTGAGCCTCGCTTACCGGTGCCTACGATTACGGCCTCAGGAGGTCAGACTGGACTAGCGAGCGTTACGCACCCCTACCAACGGCGCAAGTTTAACCTCGGAGAACTTAGGCTCCTGTCCTCGTTCCCAGCAGACTTCGTATTAACCGGAACCTATAAGCAGCGCTACGAGCGCATTGGGCGTTCCGTTCCCCCACTAATGATGAAGGCAATAGCAGAGGCGGTAAGAGATGAACTCCTCAGAATCAGATAAGCGATTAGAGATACCTACGGACTGGACGTTTAAAAACTCCTCTGTAGCAAATAACTTTGAGACCCACGTTCGAGAACAACTACCGTTCTACGAGCTAGTTACTGGCGCTGTCGCTCACTTAGTTAGGCACTACCTAACCGAGAACGGAACCCTTTACGACATCGGGGCCTCTACGGGGAACATAACCAGGGTTCTTGCGGAAACTATTAAGTCTCGCAATATCAGGGCTATCTCAATTGAAGAGTCCGAGGAGATGGCAAACATCTTTACCGGTGAGGGAGAGTTCCTACTAGCCGATGCTCGTGACGTTGATTACGATCCGTTCGATGTAGGCGTTTTGTTCCTAGTTCTAATGTTCCTACCAATACCCGATAGAGAGAAACTCCTTGAGAAGCTCCTTGACTGCGTTAAACCAGGTGGGGCCGTAATCGTTGTAGACAAGATAGAGGCAGCCTCTGGCTATCTCGGAACGGTTCTACACCGGCTTGCTCTCGCTGGGAAGGTAGCCACGGGAACCTCTACTGACGAAATCATCCAGAAGGAACTATCCCTAGCCGGCGTACAGCGCCCACTACGAGAAGAAGAACTACCCTCTAACGCTGTTGAGTTCTTTAGGTTCGGTTCTTTTGCCGGCTGGATAATTGAAGGATAGGGAACGGGCATACAATAGAACTATGGCGAATAGAAACGGTAAGTCACCAGAACCCGAGTTAGTAGATAAGGAACGCAGAGTTGTAGAACTCCGTAGAGCCGGCGCTACCTATGACGAGTGCGCCCGAGCCGTAGGGTACGCCACGCCTCAGGGCGCTTATCTTGCCTACCACCGAGCGCTAAAGAGAACTCTCTTAGATGCCGGAACCGAGGAGGCCCGACAAGTCGAGATTGACCGCCTAGACCGGTTACAGCGTGCGGTATGGGTAAAGGCGTTAGAGGGCGATATACAGGCCGTTAATGCTGTTCTAAAGCTTATGGAACGGCGCTCACGCCTATTAGGTCTAGATGCCCCTACCCGAGTTACTGCGGATCTAACGACATACGAGGGAGGAACCGAAATTGACCGAGAAGTCGCAAGACTCGCAGAACTCCTTGCATCAGATAGCAGCAAGCAGAGTCCTATGGGCCAACCAACTAGCACGACCTGAGCAAATCCCTAATGACGGTGACTGGTCGGTCTATCTCTACCTTGCAGGTCGAGGCGCTGGGAAGACCCGTACCGCAGCCGAGTGGATAGCCTGGCAAGCGATACGCCAGCCGAATACCCGATGGGCCGTAATCGCTGCAACCTTCTCTGACGTTAGAGGAACCTGCGCTGAGGGAGAGTCTGGTCTAATCGCTATCCTGCGCCGTTACGGGGTACTCCGTACCTACAACCGCAGCCTCATGGAAATCAGACTCAATAACGGATCGCTAATCAAACTCATCTCTGCCGAGGAGCCTGACCGACTACGAGGCCCGCAGTTTCATGGAGCCTGGTGTGACGAGTTAGCAGCGTGGAACTACCCCGAGACTTGGGAGCAACTTCAGTTCACGTTGCGACTAGGAGACCACCCTCAGGTAATCGTTACAACTACGCCTCGCCCTACAAAAATCATCAGAGAGCTAGTAGCGAATAAGGACGGCTTAAACCAGGTAGTAAGGGGATCTACGTTCGATAACGCTAAGAACCTGGCTCCATCGTTCCTGACCAACCTACGGGCTAAATACGAGGGAACCCGATTAGGCCGGCAAGAGCTTTATGCCGAGGTTATGTCTGATACCGAGGGCGCACTATGGCGCTACCAGGACATCGAAGAGACCCGAGTAGAGGCCCTACCCGAGATGGTACGAATCATCGTGGCTGTAGACCCAGCCGTGACCTCCGGCGATGACTCTGACGAAACCGGCATCGTGGTCGTGGGCAAGGGGGTCGATGGTCGTGGATACGTCATTGCAGACCGGTCGTGTCGAGATACCGTCTTAGGCTGGGCGCAACGGGTCGTGGCTGCCTACGAGGAGTTTGGCGCTGACCGAGTAGTAGCCGAAAAGAACCAGGGTGGAGACTTTATTGAGCAGACCATACGATCCGTTCTGCCAACCGTTTCCTATAAGGGCGTGACGGCTCGTGTAGGCAAACGCCTTCGAGCTGAACCTATTGCAGCCCTCTATGAGCAGCGCAGGATTAGTCACGTTGGTTCTTTTGATAAACTGGAAGGGCAGATGTTAGAGTGGCTCCCCGATAGCGGAACTTCTCCAGACCGACTCGATGCCCTCGTTCACGGTTTCACGGAACTAGGTTTTGCTACCGGTGGCTCTGCAGACCGCTTCTTTGCTTCTCTAGCCCCACTCTGCCCTAACTGCTCTCACCCGAACTCTCTAGATGCTCCGAACTGTTTAAGTTGTGGCAAGATGTTCGTGGAGGCATTCTCCACACACACATCCGTAGGCTTCCCAGACTTCTCGCAGTAACCTAGTGAAATCCAAGTCGATAAGACCGCAAACTTCACAAGTCCAAACCAACCTCGGGGAAGTCCAGCAATGGTCACTCCAAGATAAACACATACAGCAAAGGTACTAAATGGCAATCTTTGGTCGCAACAAGAACGATAATGCTGAACTCATAGAGCTAATCGTTAGCGAACTCAAAAAAGCGCAGAACAACCTGGGCGTGACTCCGATGTCTAGCGCAGCCCCGTATGCTTCTACCGGAACCGGCGCAGGTGGTCAGGGCCTAATCCAGACACCAGGCCGTGAAGCGACTCCCCTGCCTCGTTATGCCGACTCGTTCGGATCTCAACTTGGGCCGTCAGCGCCCTTTATCCCAGCGCCCCTAGACCCTGTCTTTGATGACTCGGGCCGTGCGCTTCCACGCCTCTACGAGTACCCCGTAGCGTGGAACCTAAACCTAACTACGCAGAACGTCCCCTGGACCGTCCTACGAGCGCTAACCGACCAGTGCGATGTAGTACACCGTTGCATCGAGATATGTATCTCAGCCCTAGTTAAAATGGACTGGACTTTTAAAGTTGATGAGAACGTCATTAGCCAAATCATGGCTGAGCAGAACGTTAGCCACGCTAAAGCCTCACGGATCGCTCGTGAAGAGTACGAGGACGAAATCAACCGCCTGCGACTCTTCTGGGAGAACCCCTACCCCGAGCTAGGCCGAGGCTGGGGAGAATGGCTAACCGAGTTCCTCTGGCAGCACTACGCCTTTGACGGCGTACCGGTTTACGCTCGCTACACGATTGGCAAGGAAATCCTCGGGTTCGAAATCATCGATGCACCAACCATCAAGGTCTTGCTTGACAACCGAGGTGGACGGCCTACTCCCCCTAACCCTGCCTTTCAGCAAATCCTCTGGGGCTTCCCTCGTGGCGAATACCAGGCTGCACCCGAGGCAGATGGAGAGTTCTATAACGGCCCAGGAACTAGCAACGAGTACCTAAGAGACCAACTCTCTTACCACGTTCGTAATCGGCGCACTTGGTCTCCTTATGGCTTCAGTTCAGTAGAGGAAGCCGTACCTGCAGCGACCCTCTACCTAGAGCGCCAGAAGTGGATGAACTCCGAGTACGCCTCCGGCACGATGCCGATGACCTTCATGGTGACTGACTCTGACGAGATGGACATCCGCAAGTTGGCTGAGTTTGAGCGCCTGTTCAACGACAAGTTAATGGGGTCAGCAACCGAGCGTCACCGCATAAAGGTTCTACCCAAGGGCTTTCACCCCCAGGCGATGCCTACGGTCGATGAGCGCTACAAATCCGACTATGACGAGTTCATCATCAAGCGGATCGGTTCAGCCTTCGGTGTATCCCCTAGCCAACTCGGTGTAATTCCACGCTCAGGTTTAGGCGGTAAGGGCGAACACGATGGCGAGATGGATCAGAGCGAGACCGTCAGCCTGAAGCCAATGATTGGTTTTATCACCGAGGTCATCAACTCGCTTTGCCGGCGCTACCTTGATGCCGACAAAAACGTCACCTTTGCTATGCAAGACTCTGACCTAGTACAAAATCAAGTAGAACAATCTAAGGCGCTACAAACTTCCGTGTTCTCGGGAGCTAAGACCCTTAACGATGTTCGTGGTGAACTAGGTCTGCCCCTATACGAAATGCCCGAGGCTGACGAGCCATTCATTGAGACTCCTAACGGACCGGTCTTCCTTCGTGGCACGATGATGATGAACACCTCAGGGGAAACTGTTGAGCAGAAAGACGAGACAAATGGCGGAGTATTACACCTACAAGACCAAGAAGGCCAAAGTCAAAGCGCACAAGGCCAAGACACACAAAGTCAAAGCGCACAAGGCCAAAGTCCACAAGGCAACCAGCCCCAAGAATCCATCGGTTCGAGCAAAGAAGCGCATGCTGAGTTAAGCGCTTTTAATAAGTTCGTCAAGGCTCGTAGTACTAAGGGCGTATGGCGTGACTTTAACTTTAACTACATCAACGAAGACGATGCCTACGAGTTAAACCAAAACGCTCAGGCGATAGTCAAGGGTGAAGGTCATACTCCACCGCAGGCCGTCCAGAATGCTGCTAAGCGAGCGCTCGAATGGATTGCCGATGGTAAGGCCGGTTCGGGCTTCACCGATGTTGGTCGCAAGCGTGCCTCAGACCTCGCTCGTGGCGCTTCAGTTTCACTCACCACCATCCGGCGCATGAAAGCGTTCTTTGACCGCCACCAGTCCGACAAGGACAGCCCGAAGTGGGATGACCCCAGCGCAGGCAAGGTGGCATGGTACGCATGGGGTGGCGATGCAGGCTACGCCTGGGCCAAGCAAGTTTTAGGTGAAGAGAAGGCTGCGGAACCCGACCCTTTTTACTCAAGCCTCTGAACAAGAGGCAGGCCCACGAACTGCCAGGCTTCCAAGCCAAACTGCAAATCGAAAACTACTACCGACAGGCCA